AATCTTGACTTAATGGATTGAGTATAGCGACTGCTTGATTGGGATCAATATCTGTAGAAAGTTCATTATATTTTGCTGTAGTAAGGCTATTATTCATTATTTCAAAAAAGCCCTGTCCTGCAAGCTGTGCACCTATGATATTCTGTATATTAGTATCCTCATACTTACTAGAATGAGCCATAGTAGCACTTACTTTGGAAGAATACTCTATTTTGTTATAGCCATATACACGCAGTATCTCCTCTATCACATCTACATCACGCTGTACATCTACTCGATATGAGGGTACAGTGAGTCCCATTCCTATTTCAGTAATATGGAGGGAATTTATCTACCCTAAGTTCTTCATTTCACGAAAAACCCTCTACAAGATCCTTAATACAGATGTGGACGAACAATTGCTAATGGCCAATAACCAATGATTAGCCATGAGTTAGATATTCTGTATCTGGCAGGAGTAATATACCTCATACTCTTGAAGCCCATCATCACGGAGGGTTCGGTTTTGTGAGGTACGGATAAGAGGGGATACATTAGGCAAAGGAGAAAAGCCGTGTATCTTTTGGTGTATCTTCTCTATGAGCGTCCAGATAGCCCAAGCATCCTCCTTTTGCCTTCTTGGTGCTTGTAGGGAAGTATTGGTAAGGCGCATATTAGCTATGGTAATTTTGATTTGTACCTGAGCTATTTGTCGTTGTAGGGGTGTTTTGGTAAGGTCTTTTCCTATGTTGGAATACTGTACCTGTTGCACATCTATCAATGTACAGGGGTATTGCACAGGCATATTAGGGCTGTAATAGTCTAACTGCCCCCAATTCTCGTCTATGTATTTAAGTTCTGTTATCTCGCTTACTTTCTGTTGTATTTTCTCTAATAATGCTTTCATTGGTGAATGCTATTTAGTAGTTCTTTCATATTAAAATTTACAATATCATCTACCATTCGTTTTACTTCAGGATGGTCGCCGATAAATTGCCGCTTGGGTATTTTTAGTTTGTCGCCTACCTTTTTTAAGGCAAGGGCTTTCCACTGCTCTGCTTCTACTGAAAAAGCCTTTTGAGCACTCTCTTTGCGTCCTTTAGCCGCCCCGCTCACTTTGTAGTACATTGCCCAAAAATAACGTTTCATTTTTTCAGTTATTACGAGTTCGCCCCCATTGTTCTGCAAATCAGCATAGGGTACGGAGCTTGTCCAACGCACAGAAGATCCCTCAACTGTACTACGGATAGACCGCCTTAGTGTACCTGTACGCATCATCAGTGAGCCACGCCTATTGGGTATAAGGGTATTAGCCCACTTATCATCAAAGAATGCCTTGCGCTCAAAATTGCGGTCAAACGCTTCTGTGAGCTTCACTTTGGTATCCGTTAAGATGTGATTTAAAAAGGTTTTAAAGTCCATTTCAATAATGGTTAATTGTCAATGATTAATTTTTCTATGCATTGTTTAGTTTTTTGCTATAGAAAAGTTTTTAAAAGATTTGTTTTTTTTTTGAAATTTGTTTTGTACCTTTGTAGCCAAATATATAGTTTACTTATGGAAACAATCTTCGACTACGCTCCCACAGAATGGGAATTGAATGCTTTGAGGTTTGATTCTTTTTCATTCATGCTAAAATTTGGCATTGAATTAAAAGAAGAATTAACCCCGGAGAGCTATAAGAAGCATATTACTAAGGAATTTGCTTTTTATGATTTGGCTTGCCTCTTTGAGGAAAGAGGAGATATGGACAAGGCCAAGCAATATTGGCAACAACTACCAAAAGCCTACAAAGAATATGGCTTAGGGTATGATTGTGACTTTACCGCTGTATAGCAAAAAACTCTATTATCTTTTCTCCTATATTAGAATAATCACTCATTAAATGAGGTTTAAAGAACTCAACGGCTTCTTCTTCACTTATACCATTTGTTTTTAGCCTCTCTCTAAAGTTATTTATCCAACCTTTATATCCATATCCCTCCTCTAAAATCTTTTGTTGATGTATGGCTTTTCCCCCAAGCCTTTCTATAAATTCATTGTATGTATGACGAGCTATAAATTCATTTATTGTCTCCATACTTTCTGTTTGTCTCCTATTGAGTAGTATCGGGCGTGTTTGTGTCTTAGCATGTAATATTTCGTGCCATAAAGATTCTATAGCGTATTCCTGTTTAAATGTTAGCTCTTCTCCTTTTTTTATAGCTCCTAAAGCTTCTCTCAATTGAATAGAGGCATTGAAACCAATACCTGCAAAGGTGTGGTTACTAATCTTTATTGTTGATTTTCCAATCCATTCATTAGTGGAAGGGTGATAAGACATTGAGTGTTGCATTAAGAAATTAGGAGAGTTTGTAAAACTCACTTCACCAAGCCCTTTTCTGAAATCTTCGGGGAATAACTCTGCATATTTTAGCATTATATTTTCCACTTCTTCTTTTGTGGGGAAGTCTCTTCTTATGAGCTCTTGCAAATTAACTGAAGTTCTATTATTTATTGCTTCTAACTCTCTTTGTGCCTGCCTAGCTCCTACCACTTTTGCATAAGTATTGTTAGGTGGAAATACTTTCTTCTCTTGTCCTGGATTGAAACGAAACATCTCCAATTTATTCTTTCCACTCTTTCCTATCTGGGTAGTGGCTACCTCGCCTGCCTTTTTGGCAGTTTCGGGGTTACTTTTGGTGTTTTCACGTGCCAATACTTCTACAGCCGTACAGCGACAACGCCAACCATTAGGTGGGTAATATTCTGTCCAAAAGGCATCATCTTTGGGCAAACAGATTCCTGCTAAAGCTGCGTGGCTTTGCCTTACACGCTCATCACCTGCGGTGCGATATTCAAGCCAATACCTACTTGTATCCTCTTGCAGGTTTGCCCAATTAGCAGCACTTTGTGCGCTCTGTACAGCAAACTGGTACTCGGCTTCTAAGTAGTTACGGTTATAGGTGTTATTCAGTTTTAGTATCTCCTGTTCAAACTGATAATAAGGGCGCATATTGCCCTGATCGTCTTTGAGTTTAGAGCGTGCTTCCGTTAGCTGAGTATGGGTTTTTAGCCCCGAAAAGATAAATACATCGCGCTCTAAATAGGCTTTCATTTCCTCCGGTACTTCGTGAGGGATAGCGGTGTTAAACACTTCGGAGGTAGCAGTAATAAGGTCGCGGTAGGCTTTGTATTTCATTAAGTCTTCAGGTCTGTAGCTACCTCTCTTATGTAATTGGTCAAAGGCTTTTTTCGCTACTTTGGTAAGGTCTAACAGCTTCTTTGGAGGCTCTTGTGCGCTTGATAACTTTGCTTCTTGGCATGCCTCACAATCACAGGGCGCATATTGCAGACTTAGACTTTGATGCATAGCCCCGAAATAGTGGTGAGCCACCGAGGGCATAATTTCGGGGCTTAGTCGAAAAAATCTAAGGAGAGCTTTTGAGGTGTGGTAGGTGCTTTATTACCTACTATTTCAATACCAAATTTTTCTTTGAGCCACTCATCGGAGACTTCTTTATAAGGTAGTATTTCCTTAGTGCGTGTCCACAGTTCGCCCAAGTCCTCCACTTGGTCATACACGAGCGATAAGCCCTCTTCGGGGAGTACTCCAATGGCGTATAGGGCAGGTAGTACTTTATCATTCATATGCTGCTCTACCATTGTTTGGTCGGCATCCACAAGGGCTTGCAACATATCTTGTGAGCTTACTTCTTTACCCTTGCTACCATACTTTGTATCTTGCCCTATGATAGCCCCTGAGATAAGTAAGGAGATGTTGTCTCGGCATAGCTTAATCAGCCCATCATACACTTCACCCGTAGAAGGAACCCCATTGGTAGCCCACTCAAACTGCTCTGTCTCATCAATAATAAACCAAGCAGCGGCTCCCATATCGGTCATCATCTTCTCGGCACGATTGAGGGCTTGACGATCACGGGTGTTTGTTTTCATTACACGTGGCGGAATACCGTAAATTTCACATAATTCTGACCAGCAACTTTGCGCAAATCGGCTAAAGAGGATATGTGGTATCGCCTTATTGATAAGTCCCAGCTCACCTACCCCGCCAAAGTCCAACAGCCAGGTACCATACTCAGAGGCATTGAGATAGTCTAACCCCTTGTCGTCGGTATAGTCCTTGAGAATTAGCCCCTTTTGAGGTATTACATTTTGGCGAGGTACTAAGGAAACTTCTACGCCCTGCTCATCAGTACGATTGAGCTCTATAAGGGTATAGCCAAAGTACTCACTATCCAAAATATGCCCGATAATCTCGCCAAACCATACAGACTTCTGCAATTGACTTGTCAGCTCGGGGTGAATTTCCCCATTGGCTTTCTTTATGGAAAAGTTAGCCGATAGCGTCTTTAGTTTGCGATTTTTGATTTGTGAGGTAGTATGGGCGTCAAGGAGCATATCCTTTACCAAGTTGTAGTAAGGATATAGCTTAGGGTTATCTATATTCTCAGCCATAGAGAGGGCACTTTTCCAGGTGAGTACATCGGCACGGGTACGCGCCATTGCCTTGGGAACGATATTGCGGGTAGGTTGCAGGCTGTTATTACCTGCTTTTTTAGTTTTCTTATAGTTCTTATAGGGTTTCATTGCTTGTATTTTCCTTTAACGTTAATACCTTTCTCGGTGATTTGTAATACTTCGGCACTAAATCCGTCTGCTTCTAATTGAATGCGTATATGCCTATCAAGGGCACGAGACACATTTCCATTGAGAGCGTGCTTGATATTCCCTCCAATGATAGGTGATTCTTTCCATTCGCCCTGAAAGGAAAGCATGAGAAATTCGAGGTGCTGAGCGGTACTTTCCCCACAGAAAAAATCGCCCTCCTGTATGACAAGGTCATAATCTGTATTAGTGAGTATATCTTTCATTATTCGTGATTAAATTTTTTACGGGAACCAAAGAGAAAAGGAGTTGTTTGTTGTTGGCTTTCCTCAGTACGAGGCATAATAGGTAACGAACTGATATTTACTTCTCCTTTAGCAAGTCTTTTAAGGTACTCTATTGCTCTATCGTAACGTTCTTTGGCGTGGTCATAGATAATATCAGCGTTGCACAGATCCACTATATACCACTTTGCTACAGAGAGACAAAGGCTCACCACAAGGGCGTTTCTTTCCTCCCCACGCTTGGCAAAGATAGCCTCTACATCATAGCGCGGTCTGCCGTCCAAGTACTCCTTTTTGTCATTGGTGTAGAAGTAGGACTTTACTTCCTGCCCGGCAGTATCTAACGCCTGCAATACTATAGTGTCGTCCCCTTCGGTAATCTGCTCTACTTGGTAGGAGTAGATATTGTTCTTTAAATCTTCTTTTGTTAGGAACATATTAGTATCTGTTATTAACTCTCGCCCCGAAGGCATATTGGTTACTACTTTGTCTATTTCGACCTATGAGCCATTTAAAAGCTCCATGCACGGCATCGGGTCCATCATCGTGAGCACCCGAACCTTTTTCAAAAGCTAAGAACTGGTCAATAAGCACCTGCATATCCGCGTCTTTCTGTTCACTATTGAACCACACATTTTTGCGCTCAAAATAGCCCGCAAGGCTCTCTATACGGTCAAATTTATCTGCCTTATTTCGTTTGTCAGCTACGATAGGGATATAGTACCCTCGTTTGTCGCCCTCTTGGTCAAAGTCGCTTACAAACTCGTCCATAGCAAAAAGTCCCTCAATCATATAACGGATGTTGTAGCGGTCTAACCGATACTTCTCATACTGGTCATACAGCCATTTAGCACAATGCGCACGGCTTTTTTGCTGCATATAGCACAGCAGTATATGAAACTCCTTGCCTATATTACCCACCAAAATCAAGGCTTTGTAGTCCGCATTTTCCTTATACGACAAGTCCCCATAGAAGCACAAGTTATCATACTTAGAAAGTGGCAATGCCTTTTTATACTGAATATCCTCATACTTAAAAATAGCCCCATCCTCTATGTGGGTGTGCATATACTCACGCATAAACGAGCGGTAAGGCATGCTCTTAAACTTATTACGCCAGTACTCCGCCGAAGTCTTCTCAGGCCATTCAGGAGTAAAGTCCTGCAAGTTTTTCACCGCACACACTGTAAGTATCTTAAACAAGGTGCGACCTTGAGCGATATTACTTTCGTAATTCTGCTCTTCTTGTGGCGTGTTAATCACCTCATTGAAGTACGTTTTAAGGCGGTTCGTGATTGAGTTTTTGTGGAAATTGTTATTAGCAAACATAAAGCGTTCAGTGGCATTGTCCTCACTGTCAAAACACCCCCATACATCTTCGGTGATATAGTCTACACTTTCACGCATAATACGGTCGTTGTGAATAGACTTCTTGCTGTCCACATCATCCACCACTATATAATCGGGGCGTTCCGATTGCTCCCGTGCTCCTCGCGGGTTCTGCCCAAAACCAAGCGACATAAACCGAACCCCATCATTAGTAACAAACGAACCATCCGACCAGTCCCCTGCCGATGACCTCTTGCCGTAATCATTCTGCAAGCGGTTATTGTGTTCCAGCTGTGCCTGTATGCCTGATAGCAGTTTCTTAGCTTTCGGTTCAGTCTCACCTACCAAAAGCATAAATCGCAAATCATTCTTTGCAAAGTACAAGTACAATGGTATGCCCATATCTATATGTACAGACTTTCCTGCCGAGCGGTACATCTCAGCAAGTAAGCGCACCCGTCTATTATCTACTATCAGCTTAGCCAACTTGGCGTGAAACCAAGCACACTTCTGTTTGGCATAATTGGGAAAATAGTACTCAAACCAACGCACATAATCGCTCTCTAAGTTCTTAATACGAGCGGCTTTCTCTTTGGCTGATTCGTGTATGTTCACCGAAGTAGCCTTAGCTATTAGCAGACAATGCTTATCGTAATCAGCTAAGAGCTTAGCATATATTTTATCCTTCTTGCTCATTTTTTACTTTTAGTTGTAAGAATTGTTTGTGGTATTTAATACATTGGGCCGCGAACTCAGCGTCTTGTTGTGATATAAATATATCCAGTTCTTTCAGTACTTTATATACAGTGGTAGGGTCTGCCTGCGTTTCACACCTATCCAATGCTGCCATTAGTTTACCTACATCCGAAGCCGAGAAAGTAGGATCTTGTCCATTCATTACCCTAATGGTTTCTGCTTGTAGCTTCTGTTTGATAATAGTAGGCGAAGCGTGGAAGTTCAAACGCTTGTCCTCCCAATCGTACTTCTTTACCCACTCACCAATAGTGGCGGGGCGTACTCCGTAGAGCTCCGCTACTTCTGCTTGAGTAACCTCAATATTTTCAATATAATACTGTTCTGCCTTAATACGAACAGCGTCTTTTGTTTTTGCCATAGTCTAAATAAAATGCAAAATTGGGGATTGGACAGAAAAAAAACAAAAAGTTGTTACCAGAGGTTACAGAGTTGTTACCAGAAGTAACAATGTTGTTACCAGAGGTTACCACTTTTTGCGGGGGTAAGAAAGCCGCCTTAATTTTGCGCCAGAAATCAGACAAACCCAAAAAGAAAAGTATATGCCCAGATTTGTACTTAATGATGAGCGCGTGACCAATTCCTATGGTTTTAAGGTCTTATCGGCGGGAATTGACTTAACCCGTTTTGCAACCAACCCCGTAATGTTGGACGGACATAATCAAAGTAATCAAAGTGTGATAGGCTCTTGGGAGAACATCATACTTGAAGATGGAAAGCTCCTTGCCGAACCTCGTTTTGATATGGACGATGAGAACGCAAAAAAAATAGCCGGTAAGGTAGAACGGGGCATCATCAAAGGGGCAAGTATGGGCATAGCTTTCCACAGAGAAGACCTTACCTATGAAGGTGGTGATGTTGTCCTGAAAAAATGTTCTCTTTTTGAAGCCTCCATAGTAGCTGTACCGAGCAATGCCAATGCCCTACGCCTACAGATGGATGGGGTAGAAATTACCGAGGAAGAGATTAAGGAACTTTGCCTATCATTTCCAAAAACAAACCCTAATAACGTACATATGAAGTTACAACTTACACAATTGGCTTTAGTAGCCTTGGGTATGAGCGCCAGTACTAAGGAACTATCGGCAGACGAAATAGAATCCGCTATCTTGGCACTTTCCAAAAACCGTGATGAGCTCAAAGAAAAGCTCACCCTTTCAGAAGAACAACTTAGCGCCTATGTAGCCAAAGAAAAAGCCCAAAGAGAAGCCCTTACAGCACAAATGCTTGACGATGCTATCAAGAGTGGCAAAATCACAGCGGACAAGCGTCAGACTTTTGCTGACTTGGCTGCGCAGAACTTTGAATTAGCTAAAGCCACACTGGAGGGGATCCCCGCTAAGAAGTCTTTCTCCACAGGAGTTACTACCCCTACAGGTACAACAGGAGTAGCTACTATGGAGGACTTCCAAAAGCTCTCCTTAGAGGAAAAAGTAGCCTTCAAGAATGGAAACCCCGAAGCCTACCAAAAGCTCATCGCCTCTATTTAATAAAGAACAAAAGTGAAGAGTGAAAAACTATAATTTAAACCCTATTTAAAAACTAATAAAACAGTATTACAATGGCAATGAATTTTCCAGAAATATGGGAGAAACGTGTACACCAAACACTCTCCCAAGGGGGTACAGCCGACTTTTTGGATGGCGTACAAGAATTGGACGGAGATGTAATGGAAATGGGTGAAAACAATGTAATCCATATCCCCACTACCGAGTTCAAACCCGATGTACTTATCAACAACAGTACTTATCCTTTGTTAGTACAAAGCTACACTGAAAACGAGGTTACTGTTCGCTTGGATAAGTATCAAACCAAGCCTACCAAAGTTACTGATGACCAAATTGTTGGTTCAAGCTATGACAAGATAGACGCCGTAACTCGTGCACAAACCAACGAAATCAGTGTACGCAAGTATGGTAAGGCTATACATGCACTTGCCCCTACACAGAACACTGCGGCTACTCCTGTACTCACCCTTACAGGAACAGAATGTACCTACAATGACTTGGTAGCTCTCAAGGCTAAATGTGATAAGGCGGGTTGGCCATTGGCAGGACGCCGTTTGGTGCTGTGCTTTGACCACTTCAACTCCCTACTCAAGGACAGAGAACGTTTTGGGGATCAACTTATCAACTATCGTCAGGGGCAGGTATCTCCTGTGATTGCAGGCTTTGAAATCAAAACCTACGAACAGCACCCCTACTATAGCAGTGCAGGTCAGAAAATCGCCTTTGACCAAGTACCTACCAGCAGTGACAAACCCGCTTCTGTAGCTTTTGTTGTACAAGCAGTGAGAAAGAAAACAGGGCTTACCAAACAGTACTACTCTGAGGCAAAGCAGGATCCTACCAATCAGGCGAACCTTTTGGCCTATCGCCACTATTTTATAGCGGTACCTTTGGAGAACAAGTACATTGCGGCACTGATATAATTGTTAAACCCCATAGGGGTGTATGGCAATACACCCCTACCTAAAAGCAAAAAAAATGGACAGTATATTCAAAGATAACCCAGGGCTTGATGTAGCCTACAAAACGGCTGACGGCAAATACTTCTACACCGAAAACGGCGCACAAAACCACGCCCTCACCCTTAAAAACCAAGAAGTAAAAAAAGTAGTACGTACAGAAGAAGCTACAGAAAAAGAGGAAGTAAAAAATGAGGTCGTTATTGAAACAGAAGAGCCTAAAAGAGCAGTAACCGCTGAACCTTCAGAGCCTTCAAAAATCCCAGAACCCTCAGAAAACTCTGATAATTCAGAAAACTCTGATAGTTCAGAAAACTCTGATAGTTCAGAAAGTTCAGAAAACTTAGACCCTCTGAAGAGCAAGACAAACCACGTTTTGAACTCAAACCTAAAAACTTTAACAAACGCTAAACAATGAACGGAGTAAAATTCATAAGAAAAAACGGTGGCTTAGGGCGTGAACTCGCAGGCGAAGACCATATATCGGGGCTTATCGTCTATGGTGAAACAGCCGTTGCCCCTACCTTATTGCTTTCGGTAGAAGAGCTTAACGGCAAGGGAATTTTCCCAGATACAGCCCCCGTATTGCACTATCATATAACCGAGTTCTTTCGTATCAACGAAGGGGCAAAGCTATACGTGCAATCGGTAGCAAGTGCTGATGGTAATTATACCGAAGTAAAAACCCTACAAGCATTCGCCCAGGGCAAACTCCGACAGATAGCCGTTTGCGACTTCAAAACCGAGCTTTCGGGCTTAGACAATGCTCTTAGCAAGCTAAACACTATCGGCAAGGAGTTAGCCAAACGTATCACCCCTGTAAGCCTATTGTATAGCTTTAAACTCAAAGCCGAAGATATTGCTAACCTCCCCGATTTGCACACCAAAAGTGCCGAGCTTGTGAGCGTGGTTATAGGGCAAGACGGAGCTGGGCGTGGGGCTTATATTGCACAAACTACCCCTGCAGTGGGTTGTATAGGGAGTGCCCTTGGAGCTATTTCCAAAGCCAGCGTACACGAAAGCATTGGCTGGGTAGAGAAACAGAACTTAGTAACTGTTGCTTACAATAAAGGTCTTACAGGCGATGTACTGCGTGCCCTTGAATTGGACGTGCCCGCCTTTGCCGATGGCACTAAGCTCAGTGCCCTTACCCCAGCACAGGTGGAGGCTTTACATAACAAAGGGTATCTATTTCTGACCCAGTATGCAGGTAATGCAGGTACGTACTTCAATGATAGCTTTACAGCAACAGCTGCCACCAGTGATTTCGCCTACATAGAGAACAATCGTACTATAGACAAGGCTATCCGTGAGCTAAACCGTGTACTTGTGCCTAAAGTTTCAGGTCCTGCCTATATTGACCCCGATACAGGTAACCTACAAACAGCTACTGTGTCAGCTATCAATGCTCTTTGTGAAGAGCCTTTGGATGCAATGAAACGTAACGGTGAACTTAGCGGCTATAAGGTGTATATCAACCCACGCCAGCGCATTTTACAGACCTCCAAATTAGAGATAGTGCTCAAAATAGTACCTGTAGGCACTATGCGTGAGATAGAAGTATCTATTGGTTTTGCCCTTAATGTATAGCAATTTAATAACTGTTTAAAAGCACTTTAAAAATGTTAGAATTAGAACCCCTTATCAACGGAAGAGAGTATGGATGGGCAGATATCATCTGCACTATCGGGGGCGTGCCCGTTACGGGTATTGTTGCCATAAAGTATGAAGAGGAGCAAGAAAAAGAGAACGTATATGGTGCAGGTCGCCACCCCGTGAGTCGTGGGTATGGCAGAGTGAAGACTACCGCTTCTATCACTGTGCTTGCCTCAACTGTAATGGCTCTGAAATCCAAAGCCCCTAAAGGACAATTGCACCGCATTGCACCTTTCCCTATCACGGTGAACTATCAGCCCGATAATCAGCCACTGGTAACCCATATACTAAAGAATTGTGAGTTTCAAAAAACATCTTTTGAATGGAAGGAGGGCGATATGCACAAAGAAGTAGAATTACCTCTTATTGTAAGCCACGTAGTAGATAAAAGCATTTAATTATTATGGAAAAAGAAACGTTTATGTTTGTAGAAGAAAACAAAGTCCCCGAACCTGCTACTATTTGTGGGCTATCGGAAGCCGAAATACAATCCCTTAAAGAGAAACATGGCGAGTTGGTATTGGTGGAAGTAGAAGCCGACGGGCAGACTCATCAAGTGATCTTCAAAGAACCAACCTTCAAACACTTGGAAGCAATGAGCAAGATCTCCAAGACGGACGAGGTGAAAGCCGCCGAAGTGGCTTACCTGAACTATGTAGTGAGAGCTGATGAGGCTATTGTGGGGCGCGATATGCTCAAAC